CATATGATTAATTATTTTTACTGAGTGATGAATACACTTCCCCTTACGGGTAAAAAATTTTCGAAAACATTACGCAACATTCGTAATATTTATATTATGTTTTTTGTGAGTTTTGGTATTTTTTAGCGAAAAATACCTTTTATGTCTTTATATTATATATAATTTATTCCTGCCCTTTATTGGACATAAGTTTAAATTGTATTACATATTACTAATAAAATTATAAAATAAAATAAAAATTATATAAATGTGTTACCGTTGTTGGTAACAGGATTTTATGACATATAAGTTTAAATTAAAAATACGTTAGGGTAACCTATTGGTACGGTTACTATTGCTACACGGCTGAGGTCAGTGATAGATTAACAAGCTGTTTTAAATTTAAATTAATATAGGAGGGTCTTACTTTTTGGAATAAATCGTCTATGATGATGTAAATAATTTTTGAAGGTGGCTAGTACTACGCATCTAGTCAGAACCCCCACGGATTTCCCCTAAGAAGGTATCTGTTCCTTATGATAAATGATTTTATTGATTTATGGCGATGGACTTGGCAATTAGTTTGGAAACAAGCAATATGTTTTGGACAAACTCCTTGAACCGGACCAGTGAGCCGGACTTTGAGTTAATTAATAACCCTGCTGCTAGCATTCAACGGCTGGTGTCTAGTGGTGTGGTGGTTTCTCTCATAGCTTGTTGAGAGTTGTTCTAATTTTAGCCAGGTGGTTCATCCAGAGACATGTCACGCACCGTATCCGAGTAGATTATGAACCTACTCGCAAAAATTGACTAGTTTAACTAGTCTTCTTTAAAAAACTTCGGTGCGCCCATATCATGCAGACAACTATAAGAATCAACGATAACACTAAAGTGGATACTGTTAAAGTAGCAGTCCCGCCCCTACCAGGGGTAAATGATACTGATATTAACGATGATTATGAAAGATTGGAAGATTATAAAACTTCTAATCGTGAATCTTACTTACGTACAGGTGATGGTGAACGTCATAATACAAAAGAAAGTAAGAAATTGCGTTATAAGATACATCTAGCACGGAAGCGAGGTGTACGTCGCAAGTGTGTTCCACATGGTTTGAGTTCGGATGTTGAAACTCACGTCAATGATTTTGGCGAAGTAGTGTGTGGACCTTATGTTCCTATTGAGGAAATTGGTTTTGGATCTTTTGAAGAAAGTTATCCAGTGGTAGAAAAGAACCCAGAGCGCGAGTTAAGAAATGATTTACTGCGTAGAGCAGTCTCTTCTAAGAAATTAGAAGCAGATGATTCTGCACAGTTAAACAACTTACTTGAGTCTGTCAGCATAGCACCTGAATTATTAGGTGATGAAGCCGATAGTGCTAATGAATGGGTGTCTTATTTGGAGAACATTGTCATATTAGGTTGGCATGTTCATAAAGCAGAATCTTTTGCTGATATTTTTGTTTCAATTATTGGATATATTAAAATGCATACTCAGCGCAGTATCGTTAGAGATATTGTTCAATTAATTGATAGTTTAACAAAAGATTGTAAGTTATCTGAGGTCGTTCCTCAAGGAATTGATGCATATCGCATTGTGGATAAATGGGATTTATTTAAGACCAATACGATTTTTACCAAGGTATCTTATTTAATTACTGCTGCTATGTCTATGACTGTTTGTTCTGTTAAGAAAATAGAATGGTCACCTTTTGGTTTACAATTGCTAGCTTTAGAAGCAGCAAAAGAACAACTAAAATGTGTTGATGTTATTGATGCAGTTATACATACATTTAGTTGGTTATGTGAGACAGGATATAGAGTTTTTCAAGAAAAATCACTATTACCTATTTTATATAGTGATTCTCGTGTTCAAAAATTTAATGAAGATGTAGATTATATTATTGCTAATTCAGAAGCTATTTTAGCTGGTAGCACAAATGTAGTTATACAAGATTTTGAACATAAAGTGGATGAAGCTTTAACTTTGGTTGCTCAATTAAAAGCAGCTAAAAGTAATGGTCCTACTTCAATTTGGTTACAACAGAAGTATTCTTTATTAGTAGACATTAAGTTTAAAATTGTTGCTAAATATAAGAATACAGCTATTAGAGTTGCACCTTTTGGAGTTGGTTTAACAGGTCCTTCAGGAGTGGGTAAATCTACTCTTGCAAAGATTGTTATGAAAACAGCTTTAGCTGCTATGGACTATGATACAGATCCTACGAGAATTATTACAAAAGATATGTTCGATAAATATGATTCGACTTATACTTCTGATATCCTTGGGATGTTTATGGATGATGTTGGGAATGGAAAAGCTGAATTTACTGAAAATTCACCTACTGATATTATTATTAAGTTTTTTAATAATATGGCTGCACAAGCTGTAAAAGCTGAGCTTAATCAAAAAGGTGTTGTTTTCATTGGTTTTAAAGTTGGTGTACTAACTTCGAATTTTAAAGATTATCAAGTTCGCCTATACACTGACAAACCTGAAGCAGCTTTGCGGAGGTTCGTACACACTCGTGTACATATTAAGGAAAAATTTCGTGTTCCAGGAGGCTTGTCCTTGGATACACAAAGTAAAGAACTAAATACTGATCATTTATGTCAAGATATTTGGGATCTTGACTTGGAAGAGGTTTTTGTTTATGAGAGTAAAGAAGGTAAGGAAACATATAGGTTCCGACCTGTGGTCGTTAAATTGAATGATGGCACACCTTTAGTTTGTAAAAATTTAGGACTTGTGCAATATCTCCAAGCTATAATTATTTTAGCTCAAAACCACAAAATAAGACAAGATGATGTTGTCAAACGATCTAATGAATTTGACGTAATGTCTATGTGTGGTAAATGTTCTTTACCGCAACCAATTTGTACTTGTAAAGTGGTTCCGCATGGTTTTGATGATATCGGTGACATAGTAGTGAATGCTGCAAAAACATCAGTAATGAAATATGTGAAAAAGTGGATTAATCCTGTCTCATATTTTTCTGATTGGTGTGGTTTTAAGCCTCTTAAAACTGCGGCGACGTTACAGTTATCAAATGAGTTTTCACATGCTTTGAATACTCATTGTACTCCATTACTTATTTCTTTGACACCACAATTCTTATTTGATACTTCATTGTTTCAAAGAGCTATTGGTATGTGGCAGCATTCAGCTGTTATGTATGATCTAAAGAAGCCTATGAAAATGGGTTTATTTTTAGGTGCTGGTATGTTAGGTATTAGTTTATATAAAAAGAATACTAGCATGGTAGTCGGTTCTTGTTTTGGAACATGGGGTTTCTCTATGATTATGTGGAGTCATTATCGAGCAAGGTTGAGGTTATTGCAGTCTGAGTATTTAAACAGACGCAATGCTTTACCCGCTCTAATGGATTCTTCAAAGAAACAACATGTAGTTAAGGGCACTTTTATGGTTGCTGCTTTATTGGTTGGACTTAAGATGTTCAAACTGTGGAACAATGCACGATTAGCATCAGCTAAAGTGCAACCAGCAGGTAATATCACTCCAGAAAATATGGAATCAAATCCAGGTTGGTTTGGTTTTATGATGTCAAAAGTTGGCATTAAAGTTGGAGTCCAAGATGCTTCAAAGAGAGCTACACCTGCACAAGTAGTAGAGACACTAAAGAAAAATAATTTATTTTGGGCCGATTATAAAAGATCAGATGGTACAACAGCAAAATGCAATATCTTCTTCCCTCGAAAAAGCGTTGCTTGGTTTCCTGAACATATGTTTTATCCAGGTTGTGATTTTACTAAGAAAGCATGTAAAAGTTTAGAGATTACTGTACATCGTCATAATGATGTAGGAGGAAAATTTACTTTTAAAACAGAATTAGCTTTTTGCAGTACAAATCCTGAATTAGATTTGGCATGTGCTTATGTTCCAAATTGTCCAGATTTACCTGATAAAATGAAATGGTTACCTACTACGTTACCTTCTGGTACGTCTACTTGTACGTTTTTAGTACGAAAAGGTGATACTTTTTCAACTGACAATATCAGTGTTGATCATTGTAAAACTGGCCATAAATATAGAGAATTTTATGGTGGAACTTATGGAACTGATTTAGCTGAAAATGGTGCTTGTATGGCAACATTAGTATTAGACCAAACTAACCCAGTTATTATGGGTTTCCATATTGGTGGAAACACCGCACACAAATTATGGTCTGGTTCTTATGGTGTTATGCAAACAATAACTCTCCCTGTTGCTGAAAAATTGATATCAGATTTATCTAATATTCCAGGAGTTGTTTTATCAACAGTTGGTGGTGAATTACCAAAAACTCAATATGGTATTAAGATTATTGAGTCTGATAAAATTCATCCTCACTGCATGGCTTCAAAATTGACAAGTGAAAATTTTGTTGAAGTTATGGGGAGTACGCGATTAAGATCTAAGCAAAAATCGCGAGTAGGTCCTTCAATTCTTAGTGAAGCTGTTACAGAAGTAACAGGAATTGAAAATCAATGGGGACCTGCAAAATTAGAGCCAAATTGGGCAGCGTATAATGCTACCCTAGAACATATATGTAACCCAACAGATCATTTTGAACCATCTGTACTTGAAAGGGCTCGTCAAGATTGGTTACAACCTCTTATTAGTGAAATGCATGATTTCAAGAAAACAAGAGAATTTCGAGTTCTCACTGATAAAGAGGTAATAATGGGCATAGATGAGGTAAGTTTTATAGATCCTCTCCAAATGTCCACTGGCATGGGTTTTCCTGTATTTGGTCCTAAAAAGAATCATTTCACAGAAACACGAAATGGTGAAGTACTAATTGACCGAAAACCCAGTGCTCAAATTCTACAAGAAGTAGAACGATTATGTTCCTGTTGGAAACGTAATCACAGAGCGTATCCGATAAATACGGCTACTTTGAAAGATGAACCTACAAAGTTGAGTTCTTCAAAAGTACGTGTTTTCCAAGCTATACCAGTAGCTTTTAGTATGATGATACGCAAATATTTTCTTCCAGTTGCTAGATTTTTAACTTTGCATCCAGAATTATCTGAATGCGCTGTGGGTGTTAATTCTTTCTCAGATCAATGGGATAAATTAATGACACATGCAGAAAAATATAGTCATGAGAAGAAAATGTTAGGATGGGATTATTCCAAATACGATGTTCGTATGACATCACAAGTAGTTCGCGCTATTTTAATATCTTATATTGAGATATGTAAAGCAGGCGGGTATTCTGAGAGTGATTTAACATTAATGCGAGCAATGATCGATGATATGACTCATCCTACACTGGATTACAATGGTGTGTTACTTAAAACATACAATGGTAATCCATCTGGTAACAACATCACTGTTAATATAAACAGTACAGCAGGATCTTTATATGTACGTATGGGTTTCTTTAATGAATTTCCAGACGCAACAAGTTTTAGAGATTGTGTTAGCGCTATGACATACGGTGATGACTTTTACGGTAGCGTTCTTCAACAATACGAAGCTTTTAATTTTAAGTCTTTTAAAAAATTTTTAGCTAGTGTGGGAATGAAAATAACACCTCCTGATAAAAAAGAAGGAGAAGATGTTGATTTTCTACATGTTGATACTTGTGATTTTCTTAAAAGAAAATCTCAATACATTCCTGAAATTAATACAAGAATTGGAAAATTAGATGAAATGTCCATTTTCAAATCTTTGCATTGCAACGTTAAATCTAAGAATGTAACAGAACGCGAAGTAGCTACTTCATGTATAGAAGGTGCTATGCATGAATGGTTTGCTCATGGTAGAGAAGTATATGAATTGAGAGCAAAGCAAATGCGAGAAGTTTGCGCAAAAAATTCTTTACCAGTTCCAGCTACACATGTTACTTTTGATGAAAGAGTAACACATTGGTTGGAAAAATATACTTAAGGTACACATCCTATTTTGCCTGAAATAGTTGTACAAAATTGTAAATTATACGTTTTTACGTATGTGTATATTAGGCAGTATTCACACTTTAAAATCCTTTCACAAATTGGCGTAATGTGGTTCCGCGTAGTCTAAGATCCACAATGTTCACACCGTCGGGGTGGATAAATCCGATAGGGCCGGATGGCCTGATCTATAGCTTATGGTTCGTGATGGGCGCATATATGTGTCGCCTTTCATATAAAATGTATATAAAAACTTTAGCTATAGAATGTAAAACTAGTCCTGACACACGAGATGTCGGGAGAATGAGTGTCGAATGTCACTCACAAGAAGTACCAAGTACAACCATGGATTCACAAAATGTATCAATGGGACAAGGCACTGATACTTTTCAAAATGTAAAATTTGTTGATACCAACTCCGGTTTTTTAGTCGATTCTGGTGGTAGAGCAGATCCATTGCGTGATCAAGCTCTCATTTCAGACGCTTCACTTGCTGAATTTTTCAGCCGACCCGTGAAGATAGCTACCTACGACTGGGACGTTGGTTCTGGCATACATCAAGCTTTGAATCCTTGGTCTTTATATTTTCAAAATGGACGAGTTCTTAATCGTCTTGCTAATTATAGGTTATTACGTTCAAAATTGCACATTAAGGTTACCATTAGTGGTAACGCTTTTCATTATGGGCGATTAATATTATCCTATAATCCTTTTCCTAATAGGGACTCGCTGACAACAGTGAGAACCTATGTGGACACAGATTTAGTTGAGGCTTCTCAACGCCCACATATTTATCTTAATCCTACTTGTTCGCAAGGAGGAGAAATGATATTGCCCTTTTTCTATTATAAAAATTTAATTGATATTACTTTATCAAATTGGTCAGAAATGGGTGCATTAACATTACATGAACTACAATCCTTGAAACATGCTAATGGTGCTTCAGACACAGTTACTATTAACATTTTTGCATGGGCTGAGGAAATTAAGTTCGCTGTTCCTACACAAACCGAACCCTCAACCTTAGCAAATCCTCAAGGCTTGGAAGTGGTACTTCCTCAAGGAGATGAATATGGTGTGGGTCCTATATCAAGAGTTGCTGGTGTTGTGGCTGCTGCTGCAGGCAAACTAACAACGATACCTATTATAGGGCCTTTTGCTAGATCTACAGAAATAGGTGCGTCAGCTATGGGCGCACTCGCTACTCTATTTGGTTATTCACGACCTGTTAATTTAAAACAGGATAACTTTAGACCAAATACAACTAACTCTTTAGCCACTACTAATATTGACGACCAGTGTACAAAATTAACTGTCGATGTTAAACAAGAGTTAACAATTGATCCCACTACAGCTGGATTGGATCCAGTTGACGAGTTAGGTATCAATTACATAGCATCAAAAGAATCTTATTTTCGTTCTTTCCCATGGGCAGTAGGTACAGTAGCAGAAAACTTACTCTATAATATAGCTGTTGATCCTCGTGTTCATAGAAGGAATGTGAGTGAATATCACTTACCCGCTTGTGCTTATGCATCAGTTCCTTTTAAATATTGGAGAGGATCTATGAAATTTAGATTTCAAGTTGTATGTTCCCAATATCACAAAGGTAGGATAAAAGTGGTTTATGATCCTGCCAAAATTCCCACGAACACTACCGCAGAATATAATACTGCTTATACAACCGTAATTGACATTTCAGAAACAAGTGATTTTACCATCACAGTTGGCTGGGGTCAAGACACTACTTATAGAGAAATGATTCCTTTAGGAATTGTTGCTGAAACGGTTTTCAGCAGTGTTAATCCTTTGGTTTATACTAGTGGAGCTTCTAACTACGGCAATGGTGTGTTGTCAGTTTATGTTGTAAATGAACTGACTGTTCCTAACACTACAGCCAATAATGACATTGAGATAAATGTTTTTGTATCAGGAGGCGATGATCTTGAATTCGCCGTTCCAACTGCAGAAGTTTTATCTAAATTGAGATTGACAGCTCCAACTATAGTGGTTGAACCACAAGGGTGTGAAGAACCAGATTTACACACCCACAATATATCGGCAACTCTTCTATCTAAATTTAAATTGGTATTAGCTTCATTATTGTTTGGGCTCAAATTGTTTGAATTATTGGACCCATTTGAGGATGTAGAACCACAGGGTGAGGAGCAAGATATGGAATCACATCCAACTCAAGCAATGCATATAGATATGTTAGCTTCCCCTTCTACTTTGACAGATCAGACAAATTTGGTTCACTTTGGTGAAAGCATTCGATCATTCAGACAATTGATTAAACGTTATAATCTATATGAAAGAGTGTCTCTGAATTTGAATGCAGGTGCTGGGGGTTATTTTCTTCTTAAAATTGTGCGAGAAATACTTCCTCTCGAAGGAGGGTATACTGGCACAACTGGTGATTTTACGTATACTTTAGCTGATAACGACTATCATTACGCTTTTCTAACCTTACTCAAATATATTACTTTGGGTTTTGGTGGTTGGAGAGGTGGTACTCGTTGGATGTTTGAAACTGCAACCATTGCTAATGTCGATGGCAGTTCAAATTTAATGACAGTTGGAGTATACAATGGTACAGATCACAACAGTGAGACAGCTAACCTTAAGAACGGGGTAGATAGAACACCCCCTGGTGAAGCATTAGCAATGTCTTATGAAGAAAATATTGCTGGGCAAGACGGTATAATGCTCCAGAGTTCTAAAGTCAATACCAATACATCGGTTGAAGTACCGTACTACAGTAGATATAGGTTTACACCCGCTAAACAGCGCACTAACTATTCTTCTGTGGCCTTCGCTATGCCTGAGTTCGTGCAAGCGTTGGATTATTATGACCTTGGAGGCAAGGAACAAATGAAAGTTTATGTAGCTGCGGCTGAAGACTTTACTTGTTTCATGTATCTAGGTCCCCCAGTTTTCTATTATGAAAGCTCAATACCGTTCGTATAAACGAACAAGCACTGTGGGGTGTTAAAACTCACAACGTGAGCTGCTATGCAGCAACCATTCGAGAGTCCGAATGACGGCACACACGCAAAAAGTGTCGTTGGCAAAACATTCTATGTTATATAGTACTAATTTTTAATATCAGGTGTTTTCGCTTGATATGTCCTAGTAAGATTTCGATCCTAGGTTTTTTATGTACTCAATTTAAAATGTTTTGGCAGATGAACGTACTACAGTATATTAGATAGTCCACGTGACTTGGAACTAATTATACTGCTTCTGACTAATTTCC